GTTACAACTCAAACAACAGACATCAATGGTAATATAGTAAGTAGCACTGGTTCATTTAATAATATAGTTGTTTTTCAAGGAACTTATCTTACAAAAAGTTTTACAGTCGATGGTTCACTTGATCAAAGATTTTTACTTGAGAACTCATTTATAGATACATCTACTATAAAAGTGTTCGTAAAAGGGTCTGCTGATACTGGTTTAGGAAGAGAATATCGAAAAGTTGATAATATATTAAATATCACCGACATATCAGAGACATATCTAATACAAGAGATAACAGATGAGAGATATGAGTTACTATTTGGTGATGGAGTTTTTGGTAAAAAATTAGAGAATGATGCCATTATTACAGTTTCATACATTGTCACAGATGGTGTGGATGGTAATGGTCCTTCTAGTTTTTCCTATGCAGGTAGTGTAGTATCATCTTCAAATCAAATATCGTTACCATCGTCAACACCTACCATTACAACCACCTCAGCGGCATCTAACGGGGGCAATATTGAACCGATAGACTCTATTAAGTATTTTGCTCCAAGACTCTACTCATCGCAATATAGAGCAGTTACAGCAAGAGACTATGAAGCGATAATACAACAGATTTATCCAAACACTGAATCAGTTTCAGTTGTTGGTGGCGAAGAACTTGATCCACCAGAATTTGGAACAGTATTCATTACAATAAAACCAAAAAATGGTGAATTTGTTTCTGATTTTGATAAAGGTGCAATTTTATCTAATTTGAAAAGTTATGCTCTAGCAGGTATAAATCAAAAACTACTTGATCTTAAACTACTATATGTTGAAATTGATTCTTTTGTATATTATGATCAATCAAAAATTACAACNGTATCTGAACTCAAGACTAGTATTACTAATGGTTTGTTGACATATGCTAGTTCAACTGATTTAAATAAATTTGGTGGAAGGTTTAAGTATAGTAAACTATTAAATGTAATTGATAATATTGATGATGCAATTACATCAAATATAACAAGAATTAGAATAAGGAGAAACTTAAAAGCTCTTACAAATCAATTTGCACAATATGAATTATGTTATGGAAACAGATTTTATATTAATCCTGAAGGAAAAAATATAAAAAGCACAGGATTTACCATACAAGGTCAAAATGATATGGTATATTTTACAGATATTCCTAATAGACATAGTGATGGTACACTTGATGGAAGTGGTAAAGGTATAATAGCAATAGTTAAAGGTGATGTTGAATTATCTAGAGGGCAATTAGTTGTAGCATCAGCAGGAATTGTTGATTATGTTCATGGTGAGGTTATCATATCAACAGTAAATATAACGTCAACTCAAAGATCGAATAATATTATAGAAATTCAAGCGTTTCCTGAATCAAATGATGTAATAGGGTTGAAAGATTTATATTTGAGTTTTGCTGTTGGAGATAGTGCCATAAATATGGTTAAAGACACTATTACATCTGGTGAACAGATATCTGGTGTTGGATATAAGGTTACATCAAGTTACGCAAANGGAGCACTGGTAAGAGGATAATATGATAACCACTGGAATTGATAAGAGAGTCAAAGTCCAACAGATAATTGAAAACCAAATACCTGAGTTTTTATTATCTGAGAGTCCAAAGGCAGTAGATTTTTTAAAACAATACTATATTTCCCAAGAATATCAGGGAGGTCCGATTGACTTAACTGATAATCTTGATCAGTATTTAAAATTAGATAATTTAACTCCTGAAGTTGTTGTAGGTGAGACAAAATTAACTACAGGTATTACAACATCATCTACAACCATAAATGTCAGTAGTACAAAGGGTTTTCCTAATGAATATGGTCTTTTTAGAATTGAAGATGAAGTAATTACATATACTGGCATAACGACTGATAGTTTTACGGGTTGTATTCGTGGTTTTAGTGGAATTACAACTTATCATGCAGATAATAATCCTTCAGAATTAATATTTACAGATTCATTAGCAATTAATCATGACAATGATTCAACTGTCATCAATTTAAGTGCTTTATTTCTCAAAGAATTTTATAAAAAGACAAAAAAGTTACTTACACCTGGTTTAGAAAATGTTAATTTTGTTAATAATTTAGATGTCAGCAATTTTATAAAAAATTCTAAATCTTTGTATCAATCAAAGGGAACAGAAGAGTCATTTAGAATTTTATTTAACGTTTTATATAATGAAACACCTAAAGTAGTAGATTTAGAACAATATTTAATAAAACCATCGTCTGCAGAGTATATCCGAAGAGAAATAGTTTTAGCTGAGGCAATATCAGGAAATCCCTCTAATCTAGTTGGTCAAACAATTGTAAAATCTACGGATTCTGCAACTAGAGCATCAATATCAGAAGTTGAACCTTTAACAAGAAAAGGCAAAGTTTATTATAAACTTGCATTATTTGTTGGGTTTAATGATGTTGATTTAATAGAAGGAACTTTTAATATTCCAGGTAAAACAAAAGTAATTAATAATGTATCAGCAGGATCTTCAGTTATAACGGTTGATTCTACGGTTGGTTTNGGTCAAACAGGCACTTTAATATCTGGAATTAGCACAAATATATTCTATAGTGATAAATCAGTCAATCAATTTTTTGGTTGTCAAAATATTATTGATAATATCTCATCTACAGATGATATTAGAGCAAATGAATTTTATTTTGGATATGAAAATGGTGACTTATCCAAAAAAGTTGAAATAAGACTTACTGGTGTATTATCAAAGTTTGTTCCAAAATCAGATATAAGATTATTGACTGAAGGTGAAAAAATAAGTGTTAGAAATGTTGGTGAAAAGATATTAAACCCAACAGAAAATAAAACAAGAAAACAAATATTTGCAAATTCATGGATTTACAATACATCATCTAGGTTTTTAATTGAAAGTGTATCTGGTGCTAATGTTATTTTATTCACAGATGATATTGATAAATCTAGTTTGAAGGTGGGTGATAATGTTGAAATTTTATTTAGAAATGAAGAAACAAAAATAGCAACAGGTACTGTAGGTAACATTGATAAACCAACAAGTACAATATCATTAAATAATCTTATTAATCAACCAGGCATAACCTTATATCCTGATCCAAACAGAGAATATGACTTAAGAAGGGTTATAAATCGTGCTTTTAGTAATACAGCTGACATTGAATTTGGAAATAATGTTTTAACTAGTGATGTTACCAATGTTTATAATGAATCGGATGTAAATTTTTATGTTGCATCTAATTCACTTCCCTCATATCAAATAACAGCATCATTACCAAAATCAATACTACCAAATGCAATTGCAGGTAATGAATTGCCTTTATCTGGATATGATCCAAATACTCTTAAATATCATATTTTATCATTCCCAAATCCAGTTCCATTTATAACTGGAGATGAAATTTTCTATACAGCACAGGGCACAGCATTACCTAATTTACCAGAATCATCATATTTTGTCGAAGTTCTAAGTAATCCAAATCAAATTCGTTTGTATAGATCAAGATCATTTATTCCTATAGGTGATTATGAAGAATTTGAAGCATTACCATCAGGTTCAGGAACACATACCTTTTCACTTGTTGGTATTCTTGAACAAGAAATAGCACCACAAAAATTACTTAAAAAGTTTAATTTAAATCCAAATTTAACTAACTCAACTTCCATAAAAACAAGTCCTGGTACAACAGGTATGTTAATAAATGGAGTTGAAATTAGAAATTATAAATCAAACGATAAAATATTTTTTGGACCTATTAATAAAATTGATTTATTAAATGGAGGTAAAAATTATGATGTAATATCACCACCTAATATTGAATTATCAAGTCCTGGTGTTGGTAGTACTAATGCTTTAATAAGACCAGTTGTAACAGGTAGTGTTAAAGATATACAAGTTGATCCACAAAAATTTGATATACAAAAAGTTGTTTCAATAACCGTTGAAGGAGGAAATGGATCTGGTGCAGTTCTTGAACCTGTTTTATCTGAAAGAAGAAGAGAAATTTCATTTGATGCAAGACTACTAACAGATTCTGGTGGTGTTGATAATATAGATGAAACCATAACCTTTACTGAAAATCACAATATAATAAGTGGACAACCTCTTGTCTATGATAGAAATAATAATCCTCCGTTAGGTGTAGGAACTGTAGGTAATGATAGTGGAACATCTATCGTTGGTTTAGGAACTACAACTCTTGTAAACGCTGCCACTTATTTTCCACAAGTAGTTAATCCTTCAACTATAAAATTATTTCAAACATTAACAGATTTTAATGCAGGTATTAATACAGTTGGATTTACCACCACTAATAAAATAGGTATCCATAAATTTAGATTATTGGATAATGAGAAAACTCTCAAGGATGTAAGAGTTATAGATGGTGGAAGTGGATACGAAAATAGACAAGTTTTTGTTAAACAATCAGGTATTAATACAATAACTAATACTATTCACTTTGATAATCATGGATTTAATCAAGGTGATAAAATTGTATATGCAACGGCTGTCGGTATTGGATCAACTTTACCAACATCTATAACTGGTTTAACAACTTCAACAGGTATAACAACAACAACTAATTTTTATCAGGTAATAAAGGTAAATGATAATTCATTTAGAGTTGCAAATGCAGGTTTAGGTGGAACTATAACCTCAGAATTTGATAGAAGAGATTATATAAAATTTTCAGATAAAGGAACTGGATTCCAAGTATTTAAATATCCAGATGTAAAATTAAATATTAAATTTGAATCATCTAATATTGGTGTTGGAATAATAACTGCTACACCTGTTGTTAGAGGTCCAATTACTGATGTATTACTTTATGAAGAAGGATCAGGATATGGATCTGATATATTAAACCTTGAAAAATCTGTCACAATAAACATTAAAACAGGAAAAGAGGCTCAATTAAAACCTATCGTAACTGATGGTAAAATCTCTTTTGTTGAAGTTCAAACTAAAGGTCGTGAATATACCTCTGCTCCAGATTTAGAAGTTGTTGGTATTGGAACAGGTTTAGGTGCAAAATTAAGAGCAGTAGTAGAAGATGGAAAAATAACTGAGGTAATTATTTTAGATGGTGGATTGCAATATCAACAAGATAAAATTGATATTAAAGTTATTCCACCTGGCACAGGTTGTAAGTTAGAGGCAAAAACAAGAGGATTAACAGTTAATACTTTTGCTAGATATGATAATGAAGCACTTGTAGAAACAAATAATAAATTAGAATATTCAATCGTAGGGTATTCAACTCAAATTGGTAATGATACTTTTGGAGACACGGGTAATGGACACTCACCTATAATTGGTTGGGCATATGATGGTAATCCGATTTATGGACCTTATGGTTATAGTGATCCAAATGATGATAATTCTTCAGTTAGAATTTTAAATAGTGG